CATCCGTTCCGCTTGTGTAAGATGTACCATGAACCGCTACCTTTGAAGGTTGTGGCTCTTGGTTGAACATAGCGGATGCAATGTCGTGTACTGGCGTTCCACTAGAGAAATCAACGGCTAATTCGGTTAAATCGTTATACTCTTTATAAGCAAAATCCGCGCTTGTGTCCAAGATAAGCGGTAGTCCAAAACCCGCTTGGCTTACTGCCTGGGTTTGGTTCGTAATCGTAACGTCAACATAACGGTTACTCATTTAACTTCCTCCCTTAATCATTAAAAATACCTTCTCTGAATCCGGTATCATCATCACCATTGAACGTGAATTTCTCACGGTTATCCTCCGGCCATGATACTTCACCAGTCATTTCAGCATCCTCAATGTAATCAATGTCTTTCGTTAGTGTTCGTTCTAATCTCAATATAACATCAAATCCATCCATCAACACCCCGCTCATTGGCTCGCCCTGCATCCTTCGCATATGGTGTGGTGATATTAAAAGTTGCATGTGGCGTATCGGGTTTACCCCCCGTTTGGTTCGCTTCAATAATCAATCCGCTCATCTTATTATTAAGCTCTGGGATCAACGCATTTCTTAACTGTTGGATGTTCATGCGCTCGCCCCCTTAGCAAAATAGATATAAACGTCTGTATAAGCGTTGTAAGGCTTATTTTGATCTATCGTGTACGTTTGCCCCTCATAGGTGATTTCATCGCCCACACTAAGCGGGGAAAGCGTATATACCTTTCTATCCTTGGTGGTATAGGTTCCATTCTCAACGTGTTTTAGATCATCTTTCGATATAGGCAAGATAGCGCCCTCACGTTGCTCATTTGTGGTTGAACCTTCCACCCATTTGCCGTAATCGTTGTAGTACCCCTCACTTTTGATAACAACGGTGAATGGTACTGCATGTTTTAGGATTAAGTGCTTAAATTTCAACTGTTTCGGCATATACTCACTCCACTTCATGCCGTATGCTACGGATTAAGTTGCCCGTATCGTTAAGTGGATTACTAGACTGTTTCACATTGGATGTAATGCTAGAGTTTGGCGGTGTAGATAAGCGCTTTGTATGCTTTTGGATTAATCCTGCAAACTCACGCCCTATTTCATCGGCGAACGTATCGGGATCAACCCTTAATGCTATTACATCGTTAAGCATATCCTCAATCTTGTCTGTGATTTCATCCACGTTTTGGTCAAAACCGGTACGAATGAAAGAACGTTCGGGTATCTCAACGGATTTCAGCAACAAAAATACGTTTTCAATGTCGCCATTTCCTCTTTCCCTAGCAAGCAACGCATAATCCTCACCATCGGGTTGGTAGAAGAATAACTCAAAATCCCTAGCACGTTTTCCTTTTGCATCGGGTATAAGCGGTATAGTGAGCCATTGCGCTTCTCTTGGCCTAATGGTCATGCCATACTCATGCACCCTGGCGATAGTAACTAAATCGGCATCATTTCCGTATTCGTAGTTATCTGATCCAAACACGCCAACTTTAATAGTCTTTTTGCCTAATTCATTCAGCACACGCCGTAAACGTGGGATGTTGTTCGTGTTTTTAATTGTTGTTCCCATTACTTGAACCCAACTTTGCGAAACGGCTTGAAGTAAACCAATGCGCTTTTGAATGTGCCATTTTCAAAGAATGACTGTGACATACCCTCTAATGACTCGGACGCAACATTTTGATCCTCACTCATGGATTTAACCATCATAGAAACGCCCATCTGTACGCTTTTCGGGTATTCCTCAATGCCATCATCGTTTAGAAAGTCACGGTTACAATACTCTTTCGCCTGGCTTTTCGCCGCCTCTAGCTGTGCCTCATACATCGGCTCATCACTCGAACCCACATAAGACGTTCCCAACATTAGGTCAACATCACTTAATTGCATCTTTTAACGCCTCTCTCAACTTTTTCTCGCCCGTATTGGACGGTTTGTTGATACCACGTTCTTTCAATGCTGCGTGTAGCTCATCTTTGTCCATGTTGTCAACTTCTTCATCCGTAAACTCATTTAAGAGCTCGGATTCAACTTCGGCGGCGGTTTGCTCATTCTCTGCTTGATCCACGCCAAAAATCTCTGTGTTTTCTTTGATGTTGTCTGGGTTGAGATTTTCGTCATTGAAATTAGCGTTCGGATCACCGTAGTAGCCAACCACATCACCCTCCTGGGCCTTTTTCGCCTCTTGTTCCGCCTTACGCTTTGCCTCGCGTCTGCGACGTTGGAAAGCTGTTGCGCTCATAAAACCCCTCCTTCTTCTAAAAATAAAGGGAATAAACGAATGCGCCTATTCCCTTCCCTTTTATTTATCCATTCGTGATAAGAGCTACCATACGTACTGCCTTATCTTCAAATACTTTACTCCAGTTGTTTGTATCCTCTAACTCTGCGTTAGTAGGAGAAACACCCGCAACCGTGTTATCTGTGAATTTCACGCCACGTGGGTGAAGTACAAAGTGCTTACGGTTGATAAGAATATCATCATCAATAAGGCTGTCGCGGTCTGTTTCCGTTGGCGTTGTTGGCGTACCTTCAGCATAACCAACCGCGCTGTTACCGAATAGGTATGTCACGTACTTTTGTGATGGACTTGTACCATCTGTGCCTTCTGGCGTTGGTACTCCATCATCAACAATGACACGCTTTCCTAGATACGTTGGAATATCTACCGTTCCAGTAGAATCCTTCACATACTGAATTAAATCTTGTTTAACAAGGTTGAAGTAAACAACACTGTGCATAACCATGCCCGTTAGAACATCGTGAGCATCGCCTAACTTACTGATTGTATCAACAATAGCGGGTCCGCTAACTTTCGTGTTCTCTGAAACACTACCGCTCGCTTCTGCTGCGATGTTGTTAACGTGAGATGATTCAAGTGGTCCATTAAACACACCTTTAAGGACAGAAATAAGCGTTGTTTGCATATCTCGGCGCCAATACCCTGCAACCAGGTTCCCAATTGCTCCCATTGGATCATCACCGGATAATGTAGCCGCTAGGCCGTTAGCTGTCCATGCGTTACCACGGAATAGTTGAGTCGCTTGGTCTTGCCCTGCTGTGATTTTGCGTGGAGATAGAGCGTTTGAATCACTCAATACCTCGGAATTACCCGTTAGATCATTCCAGTATGGCATGTTAATCATGCGGTTTCCTTTACCTACGCCTAATTGTAGGTTCTCCACGGATTGCACAATGCCACTTTGATAGAGCTCTGATAATTCCATTGTACGTTGGATAACGTAAGGGTTAAAAATTTCCGGCTGAATTACATCGGCAATTTTCGTCATAAGTTAATTCCTCCTAAATTTATTTACCCGCCTCCGCTTTTAAGCGTTTGGCAAGTTCGGGATCATCATTCGTGATCTTAGCTTGTTTGGTAAGGTTAAATGTTTCGCTTTTCCAAGGGTTATCAGTGACGTCGCCCCCGCCTTTTTTCTTATTGGCTCCAGGGTCGCCACCTTGCTGTTTGAAACGTTCGTCAACGGCTTCACTTAATGCCTCTTGAAACACCTTCTCGAATGTTTCAATGTTCTGATCCGTTTTCTCTACGTCCTCCCCCGCAAGGAAATCCTTGAATTTAAGCGGGATTTTCTTATCTTGGAGCTTGTCCACCGTATGGAGTGCAACTTCACGCTGTTGCAATTCTTTCTCCTTCTCGGCTTTCTCTTGCTCCCATTGCTTGCGCTCGTATTCGGCGCGCTGTTCTTCTGTCATTTTTTCTTTCTTCAACTCATCAATCTCTTTTTCCTTTTCTTTCAGACTCTTGGCGTATTCTGTACGCACTTTGTCTGTTTCAGATTGAATCATTTTTTGAATGTCCTCTTGGGTTAGTTGGTTTCCGCCCCCTGGCTCACTGCCACCGGGTTCTCCACCTGGTTCTCCCCCATCTTTAACCGCTGCGTCGTGTTCTTCCTGGGTGATCATAGAATGGTAGTTTGATATGCTCTAGCCCTCATAGTTTCTAAGACTATTATAACCCTCTCATGGAAAAAATGGCAATTCCTTTATGTTGTGCGTAATCGTTCCTTTTTCCACTCATCGAATGCCATGTTTTCTAGTTCCTCATATTGCGGTTTTTCCACACGCTGAATGGAATAGGTGAGGAAACACCTGCAATTAATACTACTGGCAGCGGCGGGCAGTAACCCAGGAGCTGGTCCGCTACTCAATCCATCGCTGAAATTCTCATCCATTGGCTTCTGAACCTCATTGAGTTTCTTATGGTTCGACGCGCCTATCCTCCATGGTGTTCCACTCTTTCAATGTGATAACGCCCTTTTTATTGGAGTGTACAACGGCATCATATTTCGCTTTCTCTTGTACTCGATGCCCTTCTGTTCGTGCAATGCGCATCGCTTTAACCGCATCGCCCTCCAATGAGCGCTTCAACCGCTTTGCCATCGTTCCAAAGGTTTCCGCATTGTGTAACCCTTGTGTGATCTCTTGCTGAATCGTGTATATAATAGCGTGTCTGTTGCGTTCCAGTCGTTCGTTGAGCGTTAACCCCGCAACGGGATTCTCTAGCATGGATGTGAGTGTTTCCGGTGTAACGGTTCTATAGTCCAGTTTAGCGCGTGTGAATCGTTCCAACGCCCAAGCGGTCAAATAGTACCCTTCTGTATAACTCTCTTTAACATTGCCCTCTATGACCTTCTGAATGTCTTTCCTCTGCTTAACTAGCAATTTATTAAGCTCTTTTTTGAGTTTGGTGATCCGGTCATATTTCAGCATCGTTTGTAAATCTAATTTTCCGTTGGAATCCTCAAATTGGCGGTAGTATTTCCCTAGCGCACTTTCCATTTCCGTGAGTGTTTGCTTGTACCGCTTTAATATTCGCTTTTCATTGCGTTTCGTGACCTTCTCAATTTGTTTAGTGATCCA